AGGGTGGAATGGGCCGAGGCGGGTTCGTTCCTCCGTCGGTCATGGGTGCATCTCCATGTACTTCGGGTCCTTAGGTTTTTGGGGCGGTTGGCCGAACAGGGCTTGGAGCTTGTCGTAGCTGTCGTCCGGGCGGAGGTCAACATACCACCTCTGCGTGGTCGCCACGGACGCGTGCCGCAACAGCCTGCTCGTCGTCTCGATCGTGGCGCCGCAGTCCATGAGGACCTGGCCGTAACTCGTCCTGAGGTCCTTGGGGGCGATGTCCACGCCGGCCTCCTTGCCGATCCGCGAGAACATCTTCCGGACCTGGTTGGAGGTCACTGTCTCGCCGCTCTCGCGCATCCCCGGCCCGGCGAGTTCCGGGAAGAACCGGGGATGGCCCTGACGCCCGAGGTGCGCGTCCCGGAGCTCGAGGAAGCGCTCCACATGCGGGCGCACGGGCGGGAGCAGCGTGGTGTAGTCGGGAACCGTTTTGCTGAAGCCCACCCTGAGGCGCCAGCAGTACCGCTCCAGGTCCGCATACTCCAACGCCCGGAGCTCCTTGGGCCGGACGCCGAAGCCCGCAGCGAATGCCGCGAGGCCGTAGGCGACGACGTCCCACCAGGTGTCGGACTTCTCCGCCCGGGCACGGGCGACGTCCAGGAAGGCCAGGACCGTCTCGAGCCGGAACGATCTCTTGCCGGCCTTTCCGGAGCCGTGCGGGAGCCACTGCGCTTTTACCGGGTGCGCTCTGAGCTGGCTGATGATGGCGTTGCCGGCGAGAGCGCAGAGCTGCGACATGATGCCGAGGTACTTGAGCATCGTGCCGGGCTTGAGGCCCTGCTCCTTGAGGTGGCCGAAGAGGTTCATGATGTCCCTCTCGCCCATCCCGGCGGGGTTCCGCGTGGTCAGCCTTCCGCCCTCGTGGAGGCTCCTGACGATCTTCCCCAGGTGGCGGAGCTTGCGTTCCCGCTCCTGGGCCGTGCCTTCCTTGGTTCTGCTCCAATCCGCCCTCTCCCTGACTAATTCCCGGGAGTAGGTGAGCCAGGGGTTGCGCCCCATGGCCTCCACGCTCCCGATGCCCTTTCCTTTTCCCACGGAGACCTGCGGTATTTGTGGGTCACCGACATCGGTCTCATGGTCGGAGAGGGCGATGATTTCACTTATACTTTATCACCTCTCGGAGAATCTCTCGGAGCGGGACCGCCGGCCGGCCGGCCGCCCGGGCCAGCCGGGCCCGGCGCTCGGGGCTGAAGACGCTGGAGGGCCAGGGGTTCTGATTCATTTTCAGACCTTCGGTGGCTCACCCTCACCGTATTCAATGAAAGGGCGGGGTAGTTTTGCGCCCTGATTCTTGAGGTCTTTGACGGCCTCGGTCATATCGATGCCCAGATTATTTCCAGCCTTGATCATATACTCGAATATTGTCTCTGACCTTAGCGGATCTCCTGGGATGGCATTCAACGCTTCCCACATCATACCGAGATAGAAACGGGTAATCCTCGTCCTGTTCGTCATGTCAACGAGGAAAGAGGCGAGCTTGAGGATTATCATATTATATTCCTTCAGGGAATCCTTGGCCTTCGTGCCGAGAATATAACCATATGGCGGGGTGGCGAAGGGGAAATGCGCGACGGCATCGTAGGTTTCCAGCAATGCAAAGAGCTTCTCCGGGGCGACATTCCCGACCTCAATGGCGACCTTTTTGTTGACGCCTTCGAAATGCGCGACGCCATCCACCATCTCCGGCAGCCTTCGGGCCTCATCGTCTCCCTCGATCTCGACCTTGGCGCCCATGTCCTCGAACATCTGTTTCGCTGTCTGCTTCAGCCTTATGTGATTAATACTTTCCATCTGAATCACCCTTCCCCAAATGCTTCTTCAAAGATTTCTGGATTGTGGCATCGATGATCTCATTGAAACTCGTGCCCTGGAGCTCGTCCAGAAGGCGCCGGGCGGCCTTGGAGAGATACTGGTTCTCCTTACGGGCATCGGTGATCTCGGCGCGCATGGCGTGGATCTCGCTGCGCAGCATGGACATCTCGCCCTTGCGCCCTTCACCTTTCGTATATGCAAGGCAGTCGCGCAGGGCCACGACGCCCGTGGTGGTTATCGGGGCGGCCAGGGTGGCCTCCATCCTGAGCCCGAGCCTGGGCTTGTTGTAGAAGCGGTACAGGGTGCCCATCATGTCGTTGATGGTGAGGCAACTCATCCCCTCGAGCTTGAGCGTAGGGAAGTCTCGGTTGAACTCCATCTGGGTCACGGCCCAGCGGTCGTTCTCGAAGTCAAACCCATATCGGGAGCTAACAGCATCTAACAGCCTTTCTAACAGGTCGATTGTTAGCGGGTTTCTGGAAGCGAGGAAAGCGATCTGGGGCCGGGGGCCGCGCTGGACCTTGATGGCCCAGGCCTGGCCCTCGATGAATGTCTCCCATGTGGAGTAGTCGGGCAATGCGGCCTCGATCAAGTCCTGGCCGGGGAGGGCCTGCTGGGGATTTGGGGCATCTAACAGCGGGGTTGTTAGGTGGGTGTTAGCGCGCTCCACAACATTTAAATTGTTTGGGGACCCCCACCCGCCCCCCCAAAGTGTTAGGTGCAAATTGTGGAACTTTACCTCCTCTTCCGGCTCCGGAAGCGGGACCTGCTGAGCGACCAGGAACCTGTAGATGCCCTTGATCGGCCGGCGTATTCTACCCTTAGCGACGAGCCTGCCCAGGTACACATCGAGGTTGATGTCCTTGACATGGATGCCCCTCTGGATCTCGGCCCGGGTGAAGTCCTTGCCGGGCTCTTTCGCCATGAATTGGAGGACCCTTTCCCCCACGGTTAGATAACTGTTAGATGTGGAGGGGGTGCGCGACCTGTTAGGTTTTATATGCTTTGTGGTCATGATAAAACCTACTTCTTCGAATTCGATTTCTTGCTGGATTTCAATGCTTTCTGAGCCCATGTTTTTTTCCTCTCCTGGTAGTCCTCCAGGACCTTGTTCCTGGCTTCCCGCCGGAAGATGGTTCGGCCTATACTATCACCTTCACCTGGTCACCCTTGCCTATGGCCCGCCCGGCGCCTCGAACGCCGGCGTCCCGCCTGTCGGGGACGGGCCGGATTTCTTACTTAGGAATTGGGGCGGCTTCCTGACCTCTTTCATCGGGCAGCTTCAGGCGGAAGTAATGCTTGATCTTCTTGGTGTTGCAGTAGCCCAGGATTTTTCGGGCGTAGGCAATCCTCTCTTCACGGGTTATTCTTGCATTGCCCGCGCCGAGGCCAGAGGACTTCGGCTTGACGTAGCCCTTCCAGACCTTGCGGATCTCCGCATCGCCGAGTTCGTCGACATTCTGGAAATAGATGCAGGCCAGGCTCCTGAAGGCGGCGGGCGTGTAGAAGATGTTGCCCTTGAACGGTTTGTCGAAGGCGTAGTTCATCGCGCGCAGGAACCTCATCATTGCATCGAAGTCTGCGCGGACCATGTCGAGCAGGTGGTCCTTGTATTCGAGGTTCTTCGGATGTGTGGGGCAGCCTATCGTGTGCAGCCGGTCCCAGTAGGCGTCGATGAGTATGTTTGCATTGATGTGCTCCGTGGTCTGGGTGGGAACGACGGGTATTTCATCCTGGCCGTACAACAGTTTCAGGATTGGTATCCATTCGTTCATCCTGAGAACGTCCTTGGTCTTCTGGCCCTTGCCGAGGCTGAAGTATTCCCAGAGTTCGGCCGTAAGTTTCTTGTCGGCCGTGAATGGGAACTGGATGAACAGCACATCGATCTTGACGTTCGGATTGTCCTTGAAGAACTCGGTGACGGCAAGGAAACGATGCTGGCCGTCAACTATCAGATACTTGTCATGCCCGGGCGCTGGCTTGAGCACTACGATGCCGATGAGTATTCTGAGGCCGGCGGCCAGGCTCTTGTGAATTGATTTGACCTGGTTGGGCATGATGTCCCGACCCTCCTTCATCAGGATGTAGTTCTTCAAAGTCGCAGGATTCAAGAACCCCCTTCGAGGTTCGCCCATCGCCAAGAACTTTTTCAGTTCGTCGTTCATACCTTTCCCTCCAATCTCTTCAAGAGGTTGGTTATGGATCTGCCCGCGCTCTTCAGGACGGTGCGGGCTTCGACCTTCTCCTTTTCGCTCAGGTGCTTGAACTTTAGCTCGATGTCATGCGCGTATCGTTCTATCTGTTCGGCCGCGGTGAGAATCCAGCCGTACTCCATTGTTTCCTGATGAGTGGGTTTGAATTCTTCGGAGCCGTGGCGCTCGACATCCTGATATGGATTCTCTTTCGGTTGCCGCGGCTTCTTTGCGCCGACCTTCACCGCGGCCTTCTCCAGCTTCTTGGCGGTGACGCGGCCACCTTCCTTTTTGGCCTCGGCGATGACGGCGAGGCGCTTCTCGGCCGGGACTTGGGCGAGGACGTGGTCCTTGTCGCGCCCCGCAGTGGTGAACTGCAACGATTCGTTGCTATTTTTGGTATTTAATAGCTTGCTCATTTCCTGACGGTAGATGGCGACGGTCCTATGCGAGAGCCCGACCTTCTCGGCCACCCTCTTATCCACCTCGCCCTTTGGCATATCGGGCTGTGCTTCGTCGTACAACCGCACCAATTCCCAGATGGCCTTCCTCTGCGACAACTTGCATTCCTCCAGTTCGTTTACCATCTAACGTCCCTCCGCGCTGTGCTGCCGGGCGTAGTCGTGCTCCCTGGCGAGCTGCTGGTCTCTCTCGACCTGGTCCTCCATGTGCCGCTCCAGTTTGGCGTCATCGGCCTTGCGCATGGCCTCGGGGTCGTCGACGACCCGAACCCAGCCCGGCTCCCGCTCCTCGACGATGCACTGGTCCAGGGCGACAAAGAAGGCCTCTTCGAACTGCGCTTTGGAGCAACCCAGTTCCTTTTGGACGCGCTCTTCAAGCGGGCACCACATTAATCCTCTGGGAAGATTGGAGGCCTTGATGGTCCGGACCATGGCCTCGATGATGACGGCCTGGTCGGTCAACTACTCACCTCCCTTGGGATCGGGGGCGGCCGGCGCCGGGCCGCTGCACCTGGTCGACCAACCGCAGGCCGGGCACCTGATGACGCTGTAGGATTCGGGTTCGGTGGGGTCGGGGAGTTGCTGGACTCTCGGGTCGTTACATTTGGGGCAACCCTTTGAGGCGGCCAGCGCCGGCGGGGGAGACATGCACGGATTCCTGCAGGAGGCGTAGCATCCCGGCCCGTAGGCATTGCAGGTCCGGCCCCGCAACTTGGCGTTCTCGGATTCGAGCGAGGAGATTTCTGCGATGTGGGGGCATTTGGCGCAGTCCTCGACATGTTGCCGTAGTTGTTTTTGAGCCGCCGCAAGCCGGGCTTCCGCATCATCAGCCCTGTGCACGGCATCAACCCTATCTTGCTCTCCGGCCTCGAAGGCGGCCTCACATTCTTTCAGCTTCTCCTCCAGCTCGGTGACGCGTGAGGCGAGCCCGCCGCCCAGGCCGGCCATTGCCTTGTCGCGCAGGATCACCGTTTCCTCCAGCTCCTTGACCCGCCTCTCGGCGATGCGGGCCCGTTCCCGCTGGGCCAACACTTCCTCGTAGAGGACCTGGCGATCGTCGGTGGGTAGGGGGGATTCCGGGGGAGTACTGGCACGCGGGACCCCTGCGAACTTGTCCTGGTGGTATTCCCTGGCGCTCTTGGCCAGGGTGTCGAGGCCATGCGGGCACGGCGCTTCCTTCGGCCGTCCGCATCCCTCCTGGGCGCCGAACATGGTGAAGTGGTCGCAGGAGAAGCAGCTCGGGGGGAGCTTGTTGTTGGGCGCCGGCTCGGTGAGCAGGCGCTTGCCGTATTTGTCGGTCTCGTAGATGTCCGAGACCGTGACCTCCCAGCGCCGCCACTTGTACCCGAGTATAAAATGCGTCGGGACGCAGAGGCGCCCGGCCGGGGTCTCGATGGCCTTGTAGGATGCGCCCCGGATCTTGAGGCGGCCGAGGTCGGCCCCGTCAAAGATTGTGGGGACGGTGGGGATGTCGGCCATCAGTACCACGCTCCCCCGCCCTTGCGGTCGCCGAGCTCGGCCAGTTTATCCAGTGCGTCCAGGAGCACCTTGAGGCTCACATCGTCGAGGTCCTCGATCTGCTCCTTCCCCTTTCCTTTCAGGTACTCCCGAACGCACCGCTCCCCGCCTTCCTTGTGCTTGCGCCGGGCATAGGCGCCCCGGACCCGCTTGTCCCTGATCTCCAGGGCTCTCGGGTCCGGCGGGCTCGACGCCGGCGTTGCCGGTCCCTTCGGCTTTGCGGAGGTCGAAGAATTATCCGGCGGCGCCGGCTTTGTCTCCGTGGGCTGAGGCGGGGAGATTGAGGGAGGCTGGTCTTTAGGGGCCCCCTGCGGTGCCTGGACAGCAGCAGGGGGCTGGGTGGTTCTATCCGGGGCGGATGGGCCCGCCAGAGTGAGGTCGCTGAATCTCTTGAGAAGGTCGAAGGCGATGGCGGACTCCAGGGGGTTGTCCGTGGAGAAGGTGATGGTGATGGTGGCCATGTTAGGACCTCCTTGGAGGTGTGTATTGTCCCTGTGGTTCTCCGGTGATACCGAGTTGCCGGTTGAGGAAGTCGGCGAGGTTCTTGTAGTCCCACCTCATAAGGCCCGGTATCTTTTGTGCGAGATATTCCCAGGCGATGTCCCGGCTGAAGGTATAGGCGCCGAAGTCCTCGACTCCGACGAACAGGACCTCTTCCTCCCCCTCACCCACCCAGAACATTCCAAGATTGAGCGCCGTCCCGTTCCCCAGAGCTATCCGTTGATAGATTGGGTCTGGCTTATTCTCCAGCCTGGCGGCATAATGGGGGAAGAGCAGGGGCCAGATGTCTTCGATTTGGGGATGGCTAGTTACTCCGATCCAATCCTTGTTCGGCCCGATTTCGTCCAGTTCAATCCCCCCTCGTGTGCCTGGCGCTTTCCTGGACCCAGCCGTCGTGCTCCCTCCAGCTGGGATCGTCCCTCCAGGGCGCGTGCGGGTCCGTGGCTGCGCCGTGCTTCTTGCCGCCCTGGACGAAGCCCGTGAGCGGGGCCTGGGCCGCGGCCTTGCGCTGGGCGGCGAGGTGCTCCTCGTAGGTCATGCGGGGCATTCAGACCACCTCCTCGAGATAAGCCTGGCAGGTCACACACTGCCAGACATGGAGGCCGGCCTTGATGACATTGTGGCCGTAGTGCTTCTTGCTCCAGCGGTGGTATGTCTCCTCACCCTGGGGTGTATCCGGGTCATATTTCGTGGTGCGGGATTTAATCCGTCTCACCTCCCGAGCAACCCCGTGCTCGGGTGCGGGATTGGAGCCCTCGGACATTATCATTGCGGTCTCCATTCAGACCACCTTCATGAAGACGATGGTTTCCTTGAGCGCTGTCACGAAGGCCTTGACCGGCGCCCGGCGAATGCAGTGCGCGACCATGTCGCCGAAGACGGGCTTGCCGTTGACCTTCCCGACGGCGTAGGTGTGGTCTATCGGGCTCAGCGCCGGCGAGTACCACATCCAGCCGATGAACCGGCCGTCGTAACTCGACCAGGCGGCCATGTACTGGCCACCGAAGGCCTCGGCGGCGTAGATGTTCATGCCCTCGACCCTGGGGGCCTTGATCGGCTTGGCCCCGGTCGGGTAGACCTCCCGGCCGAAGACCCGCTTGTAGTTCTCGAAGACCCAGCCGATGAAGTCCAGCTGGGATCTCGGGGCGAGCTCCGGGTTGACGAGGAGCTCCTCTTCACCCTCAATCATCCCCCGGGTGATCTGGGTCGTCTCTGCTTTCGAAAAACCGTAGGCGCTGTTTCCTGGGGCGCTCGGCCCGTCCGTGTTCATCATTCTCTCGACCTCCGCATTCCAGAGCCCTTTCGGGCTCCGGTTGCATCCACATGGTTTTCTCAATATTAGTACCTTGTGGCCTACGGAGGGGGCGCTCTGTCGTGGTCTGTGTACCAATCTGTGAAAGAAATTATATATAATTGGAACCATCTTGTTCTTATGAAACGCATGGTGACGAAACGAGTGATAATGAGGACCTGGCCAAATAGTGATGGAAAAAAGAGCGTATCTGGGACAATACCTCAAGAGGCAGCGGCACCGCTCGGCATCGAGGCGGGAGATTCGGTCCTCTGGCAGATAGATTATAATCCAACACTCGTCACGGTTCGCAAGGCCACACCACAGGAGATCGCCGAGGCCGAAGCCAAGAAAAAGAAGAGGGAAAAATAATTTTGTTTTGACCAAGACCTGAAGAGTGAGTTCGCTCATCGTCCGAAGATAAGCTTTGCTGTTAATATTGCCAATAGGTTAAATCGTCCCCCGATGGTATTCGAAACCCGTTTTGATTGCGCCAGCCGACCTTTTTTGAGCTGGGGCCGGGGCCGGCCAGCGGGCAATATAGAATGACTATGAGTATACAATATGAGACGCACCGGATAAGTTCATACGGGTCAATCCTCCGAGACAAAAAGGTTTTAAGATGAGAGAATCATCACAGGCAATATGAAGAGAGAGACGATTGCCATCTTCTGGGCCATTGGAATTGGAATGCTTGTAATATCATTATTAATCCCATGGGCTTGGATCCGGGTTGAAGTTCCGGATGCTAATACAGACCTCACCAGCAATCTTGGATTAAACATTGACCTCTCGAAGGCCGAGCCAGCTTTTATCGCAACCGTGACCATTATTTATCTCGCGGTTCTAACAGGAATTATATCACTGATAGGAATAATCCTTTGGTCCAGAGATGGCAAAACACAGATAGGGGATTGGGGTATACTTACGATAATTTTAATTATCATTGCAGTAATAACTTTCAATGTCCATCATCCGATTTATAGTCATGAAGTCATGAATATCGGCAACTCCGTGATAGGTGAAATGGACATGTCAGTCACATGGTATCCCCATATCGGATTCTTTCTTGTAATATTTTCATTATTCATTTTAACAGTTACACAATATCTATTTCAGAAGGCATCGGCGGTCAAATATGTCAAATGTCCGAAATGCGGTAGACTTGAAGAGGTCAAGGAATCTAAGAGGCCTCTCGATATACCTTGCAGTGGATGTGGGGTAGTGTTGAGATTAAAATAATCTCTCGATTCTTGTCTCATAAAACATTTATATTCTTCCAAGTATATATTATTCCAGCTCGGCGGCGCTTCCCGCCGGGGAGGAAGGGCGCCCTTCCGGAGCCGGCCTTCCTCCCACCTATGGCTTTGTGACTTGGATGGCGACCGTCACACGCCGGCCGGGGAGAACCTCAGGCTGCTCGCCCCAAATGTCGCCGGCGCCGCTCACCTGGTTGATGCTCCAGGCTCCGACCTGGACCGGGTTCGTCCCGGCGTAATCATCCGCATACTTGAGCCCGATTTCCGTGATGGTCTGAGGCATGGCCCGAGCGAGCCCGATGTCGTTCCGGCGTATCTGCGCCTGGAGGACCACGAACCCGCTCGCCATCGTGAAAGCCTTGGCGCGGACCTCGGCGATTTTATAGCCACACGATCCGCCGCCCGGGGCGCCGGTCCCAATCTGTAGGAAATAGACTTTGGCCGGGAGATAAGTGTGAGCTCCGTATCGTTGCATGATGGGCATATCTGCCCTTACGCTCATGCCGGCGGTCCCGATGCTCTCAAGGCCCGAGGTCGGGCAATCGGTCACGCCGGCCGGCTGTTGCGGGCAAGAATTATGGCCGTCCTCTTTCTGGCGGTCGGCCGAGTATCTGAGCCGGCCGAACCCGCCGACGGTGCCATCGATGGTGCCTTTCAGTTTCCCGAGCGAACTGGAGTTATCCACCCCGGTAACCTTATCGAGCGACGGGGCGCGATAAGCGAAATCGGGGTTCAGGAACCCTATCTCCAATTTGGTCGGTTGCCCGATCCCCCCCGACCATCGGATGCCCTTGACGGCGAACACCCCGTCCACGCCCTTGCGGGAAATCTTGACATAGATGAGCTGGTTGGCGTCCCGGAGCGGACCCTGAGCCATGCTTTGGTCGATGTCCTCGACCGTGATGTCGCCGCCGGTCTGGACCGTGATGGCGGCACCGAGAAGGCTTTCGGCGGCGCCGGCCGGGGCGTTGAAGAACGAGCCCTTGCCGTCGAACACGAATGAACTCATAAGCTGGGTGCTCTTCCCGGTGCCGGCGACGGACCCGATTGCTGAGAGAATGTTCCCGCCCATGTCCTTGAACATCGCGCTCTCCACTTTCTTGACGAAATTCCTAAAGACCGAGCCGTCCACAATGCGGATAAAGGATTGGCTCGCCGGCGAGTCCCGGCCGTCGTAAAAGGTCCGGATGTCCCGCTGGGGCGCTGTATAAATCGCGGTCCATACCGGCGTTATTCCAAACCGGGCATCCCGGACTTCGAGCGTCACCGAGCCGGCGGCGCTCTTGTAGACCCGGGCGACCGCAGGGCAATTGTTCGCCAGGGTGTTGAGGGCATCGAGCCCGTTGGAATTTTCGAGCTGGATGCAATACTGTTTACTCGCCGGCTCGGTGACGCTGATGTCGAGCGTCGCATATAGATCGCTTGCGATGGCTTTAGCCCATTGCTGGAACACCGTCGCATAAGTGAGCTGGCCCTTCCAATAGGTCGCCCTGACGATCTTCTGGCCAGTGTAGAGGATGGGGACCTGGCCCTCACGGCGCCATGAGTATTGGCCTATCTGGTCCGCCGCCTGGAGCTGGCGCAGGATGAAATAGACCGTATGAGCTCCACTGACGGCATCGGCGACGGTGTACTCACCCTTTGTATAATCGAGGTCGATCCAATCCCCCTCGAAATCGAAACCATAGTACAGAGCGAACTTATTGGCGTTCACAGCATAGGCACCACCGTTGAGGTTATCCTTTCCGCGGCGGGCGAGCGGGAGCATATCCGAGGTGCCGGCGGCCCTGAACTCATACCAATTCTGAGGTCCCTGGGTCGGGACGCTCAGGACGATCCAATACATTGCTCCAGTCACGAGCTGGAGCATCGAGGGGTCACCGACGCCGCCGATGAAATCGAGCTCGACCCAGCTCTCGTTTCCTGCACCGACGCCCCAATTGCCGCGGGCGCTGTTTATCGTTGCCGCCACGGTCCCGGAGGGGACTCCGCCGTTGTCTGTCTGTATCTGGATGGTGAGGTCCGAGACATTGCCGCCGTTGTTCTGGTAGCCCTTGAGCCAGAGCTTTCGCATCTCGCCCGGGCGGGCGATGAATGACTGGGCCACATTGATGACGGTGCCGGCGATGTTCTGGACCCGCCAGACGGCCGGGGTCAGAGACGCCCAAACGCCCTCCTGGATCAGCAGGAGCCGGAGCCGTTCGAGCGGGACCTGGGGCGCAAGGTTGGCGTCGAGGTCCATGGTGAGGCGCTGGACATAGCCGTTGAGCGTGGTGAGCGTCACGGCGAGAAGCTCGTCCACGATGTGCGTATTTCCCCAGGCGGCGAATGGGATGGCCCGCTCGAACATGACCCCGAGGACGCCGACGCATTGGAGCGTTATCTCGTTCTTTCTGAGGGGCTTCTTGATGGCCCGGACATAGCCATAGAAGAAACTGTCGCCCCAGGTCGCCTCTCCGACGGCGCGCCTGTACCACTCGACCACCATATCCTCTGTGAGTGTCTCGGCGTCGGCGGTATCGGCGAGTGTGATTTCCATTTCGGGAATCTCATTGCGTCCATCGGTGACGCCCCAACCCTTGATATAGAGTTTATCGGTGAGGCTGGACTTGGCGCCGATCAGGAGCTTATTCTCGTATATGACCATCCGATCCACCATCCTTAGTTATACGGTGCCTCAATGATCTCGAACCTAACCTCATATGCGCCCTCGTAAAACGCGCGGCCGGGATTGATAAAATCATCATGCGCCCGGAGGTAGGATTTCCCGAAATGGCCTTCGTGCCAGGTGAACTTGACGAGCTCGCCGCCCTGGACGACTTTGAGGTCCATGAGTTCGGCGAGAAATCTGCGTTGGGCGAGTGGATGATCCCACACCGCGTGGTATCTGAGGACAGCCTGGACCGTGACGACCGAACTCTTGCGGTTGGTGACCTCGATATAAGACCCATCCGCTCCGAGAAATGAATCCTCGATTGTCTCAATCTCCCTATACTTAACCTGGCATTTCGTTGTTCGCCCCCTCAGAATGACATAATAGCTCGCCGAGTAAAGGGTCGGGAGAACATTGTCGAAGAAACCCCTGTTAGAGACTATGGTCCCGGTCGGCTTGATGTACCATATCTTGCTTTGCCAGGTCCCGATTATGGCGCGGGCGAGGTTGATGGTGCCGGCGACGATTTGCTCCTCGGGCTCTATCAAGGTTATGAAATTATAGAGGGCGTCCGTGAGCGTGAGGACCTCGCCGGCCGTCTTGCCGTGAAGCCTCGACAATGAGAACAGATAGGCATAAGTCGCCGTGATGGTTCCGCCGGCCGTTGGGACAGGATATGCTGACCCAAGAAGTGTCGGGAAATGAGCTGTGCCGCCGGCCATCGTATCCTCATAGTGAAGGACGCGGTAAGTGGCGCTCCCGACGAACTGGACCGAGGCGCCAGCGGCGAGCGTCCACCCGACGATCCCAGTCCTGGTCTGGCTGATGACTGTGATGTCAGCGGAGGCTCCGATGGCAGAGATAATGAGAACGCTGGTCCCGGTCAAGTCCATCGCCCAATACTTGCCGATGGAGCCGTTGATGGTTACGGTCCCGTTATTATTCCACCGGAGCGTTATATTCTTTCCGTCCTGAATGGTCACACCCATGCATGAGACCCCGGCGGTATTGAATATGAAAAGCCCATTGTTGTCGCCGCCAGACTGAGTGATATTGATGGTGTCGCCGGCGCCGATGGCATAGTCAGTCCAATTCTTCGTTCCTCCGTTCGGGATTATCACATTGACAACGGCCATGTATTCACCCCAATGAACCTTTCAGAGCGCCGACCACCTTGGCGGCGATGCGGTCCTCATCCGCGTGATAGATGTGCTGGATGATGTTGAACTGATTCCTGCCGGTCGAGCTGTCGGGAAATATTGAGCCGGCCCCGCTCTTGGGCGAGGACCCGAACTTGTCGGCGACGGCGCCGGCGGCGGCGTCGAGGTCGCCATTGTTCTCCCTCATTCCGTCGGCCATGCCCTTGACATAGGTCTTGGCGGCATCCTTGCCCCATTGGTCGATGTGCATGAGGGGGCCAGTTTTGGGGGGACTCCCGCCAGGCTCGAAATTCGCGGCGGCTTTTTTGGCGGCCGACGCGGCGTGAGCCTTGGCCTCATCGGAATCCATGCCCTCATCCAGACCCTTGCAGTATTCAATGGCGTATATCCGTCCATATTCTTTGGAAGTCGCCTTGAGGTCCTCAAGATCCTTTCCTTGAGGCATCCACCAGAAATCTTCGTTATGGGTCTGCTCCTCGTAATATTGGTGAGCGGCATCCTTGGAAAGTTGGGCCTGTTGGGCGATGGTCGTCTGGAGGTTCGAGGACTGGCCTTTCGAGATCTCGGCGGACTTGAGCATGAGGTTATATTCGTTATAGAGGGCTTCGGTCTGTTGCTTGTATTTGTCGGCTTCCTCGTCCATCCCGAGCGCCTTGGCCGATTCGTACTCGATCGTGGCGTCCAGGTATTGCCGGTAGACTTCATTTGCCCGTTTCGTAAAATCGACGGTCTGCTGGGTTTCCCCATGCTTGAGCCGCCAAAGGCGGTCCTGGACCTCGTCGATGGATTGGATGAGCTTGTCGTTCTCGGCGGCGGCCGCCTGAGTGTTCTTGCTATAGTTCTGCCAGGCTATTATCGCCCCGCCGATGGCCAGGGTGACGCCGGCAATGGCGAGCCCGGCGAGACCCATCGGAGAGGTCAAGTCGCCGGCGAGGGTGCCCATGAGACTCGATGCCTCGTTATTCGCTACCTTGGCGACGGTGTTGTCATCGACCTCCAGGGTGTCCGCCTGGACGGCGGCCGAATGCATCCCCCACATGATGATGAGGCGGGCATACTGAGCGTACATATTTATCGCCATGCCCACGACCTCGATGCCGGCGCCAATGTAAACCGATAAGCCGCCGGTCGCCTTTTCGAGGGCGTCGCTTACGCCCTTGATGGCGGTCCGGACAATATCGTGGCCATTCTGGAGCGTCTTGCCCCATTGCTCGGCCGTGGTCGCCGTCATCTGGAGCACGTGATTAAACTGCATCTGCTCGATGTTGGCGAGCTTATACTCCTTGGTCGCTGTACGGATTTCCCGGCCGTGTTCGACGGCGGCCTCGGAAACGGTGCGGTAGGAGCTTGCTGTCTTTTCATTGGCCCCGCTCACCTCATCGCCCATTATGGTCGCTTGTCCGGCGGTCTCGCCGGCGGCGGCGCCTACGGCCTTGACGCTTTCGGCGGCGCCCTGGAGCGTGGCGCTGGCTTCGTCTACGGCCTTCAGCAGTATGCCGACCTCAACCTGGTCTCCTGCCATCTTGCCTCATCTTCTCCTTGAGCTGTTCGAGCTCGTTGAACTCACCCTCTTCGATTTGCTCCATTTCAAAGTCCGCCTGGTCGCTTGCGCTGATGCCGGTCTTATCGCCGGCTTGGAGCTTGGCGCGTACTTTCGCTTTGGAGGCCATAAGGGCATCGAATACGAGGCGGTCGAACCCGTCGAGGTGTTCCCGATGGGGATCGATGATGTCGCTCGGTAAAAGGCGGTATTCATGGCTTAGGCCCTGCACGAGGCGGCCGGCTGGGTTCTGGGCGAAAGGACTCGGCCAGAGCCTTGCCATCACCACCCTGCGACATGATGAGGAGTTGTTTGACCAGGTCGGCGCGGTCCATGACCTCAAGGTCGTCCACGCTCAACTCATCGACATGGATCGGGGCCTGGCCGGATGGGACCAACTTGGGCGAGACCGTCATCGGGACGATGACCTTGTTGAGAACATCGTCCATATGGGCAAGGATTTTCTGGCCCAGGTTCTCGGTCGTTATGCTGTCGAGCTGGTCCATCGGAACACCGAGCGCCTCGAACACTTTGACAATCTCGACGGCGTCGAATTTGCGGACCTTGAACTCCGCCCCGGTCGAGACCTTGATGATCACGGTCGGACGTCGCCTGTTCCATTCCTCGGCTCTTGCCTTGTACCTATCTGTTGCGTTCATATTCCCTTCCCTCCTTAGTAGGTGTCAGATGCCAGAGCTTCCATTTCTTTCGGATTTGTACTCTCGGTCCGTCAGATCCAGTAGTTTGCGGGGGCTGGCTGGCAGGTCTTGTGTGGGATGGAGCTCGGCCTGATGATCTGACGGCCATAGTCATCCGTCTGGCTCGGGTCCTGGCTCACGACAACGAGATTGAGGCCTGCGGGCTTGTTGCCCAGGGCATCATACTCGAAGGGCCAGACTGCCGTCACCAAGGCCTTGTACTCCCGGCCATGCGGGTCTACATAGGTTACGACGTCGCCGATTTCTGGCATCTTTCACCTCCTGTCCGTCGAGGACCGTGATTCTGTGAATTGATGGAGCCTCAGGCCGCCTCGACATTGCCATCATCGGCTCCTCCGTGGGAAAGGTCTTGAGGCCAATGTTCGGAGCGTCAGGCTCAGTTGTAGGCGGGTGTGATGGTGTTCTGGTAGAGGATGGTGAACGGATTCCCGCCCGCCACAGGCAGCATCATCTCGAACTCTATGTTCTCGATCGTTCTGTCGCGCTTGTTGATGTTCGCCTTGTGCGTCCGGAAGATCGCTTCCACGACCTGGAACTTGAGGAAGTAGTACTGGGTCGCTCCTGCTTTCTCATCGGATATGAGCTCTATCGAGATCGCCTGCGGGGTCAGGTACACGCCGGGCGACAACGCGGTTGAATTGCCCATGAACATCTTCCATTGGTCGATGGCATCGAAGAATAGGTCGATGGTCCCCTTGACGGTCAGCTCCTGGAAGTTGCAGGAGTAGAGCGTCCTGGAACCGTGAACGAAGTCGTCCTCTGTTACATTGTTCTCGATCTCCATCGTCATGCCCTTGATGCGGGCGATGGTGGCGCCGCCTATCTTGCAGAGGGCGTGGACGTTGTGGTAGGTCTTCTTGGTGGAGAATGTGGGTGTCGCCAATGAGTCTATCATCATGGTCTTCCCGACCGTCTCGACCTCGCAGAGGACCTTGCCCTTCGGGGCGATGGTTACCTTGAGCTTCTTCACGATGCTCCCGGGCATGGACTTCTGGCCGGCCGTCACATCGCCGCCCACGGCGAGCGTGAGTGGCTGTGATGTCTGCGAGGGAACCATGGTGTGCAGGTAGACCGATCCCTCTGGGGCGGAGATAGTATCCGAAGCGGAGCCCATCAGGGCATGGAGGATCCTGCCGATGCTCTCCTGGTCGGCGTAGCACTTGAACCCGCCCTTCACTTTGACGGGCCCGGGCGCCGGCCTGTCCTTGTACCTTGTGCCCATGACGATCTCGGCATCGACGCTGTTGTCGATGCTGTAGCTCTCGTCGAGTGCGTTGATGTAGTCGGTGAGAGCGACCTGCGTTCCATATGCCGATTCCTTTCCTATTCCGACGAATCGTGCCATGTCATTCCTCCTTGGCCTCTATGAGATCCTCAGCCGGCTTCGTAGCCTGATACGCGATCAGGGATGCGATGTACTGCGCTTCCTTCTCGGCCCTTGCGGGCTTGAGCCCCTCGACGGCCTTTATCTTCGCATCTGCGGCCGCTCCGGGATCCTTGCCCGCTGCATCGAGCGTGTCCTGGATCGCTTTTGCGTCCTTGGGCTTGACCTCGATGTAGATGGGGTCGTCCACGAACAGGTCGTCGAAGATGTCCTCGACCATGAACGGAACACCCCACTTGATCGGGTGCGGGAATTGGACCTTCATGCATTCTGTTGCTCCTCCGACATAGACATATATTTTCGGCATTCTTCTTCCTCCTCAGATTGTCGTTGACTTCCGATATTGAGCTTCGAGCAGTACGAAATGGAGCGTGACATCGCCATGTGCGACCGGCGGGCCTTTGATGAACTCGGAGAAGGTGATGATGGTGCCGCCGTTGACGAGGGCCTTGTGGTTGTCGGCGAGCAATTCAGCTTCGATTTCTTCCGCGAGGTCCACGGCGAGCTTCTGGTCCTTGCTCGGCGAATGGCCCATGACATAGACCTGGAACTCGATACCGATAAGAGCGTCCTGGAAGTCGCCGCTCATCCCATCGACATCCAAGGGAGCGCGGGAGATGCCGACGAAGACGCCGGCCTTGTACTGGGACGCGAAGAACTCGGGGAAGGTTCTTGTTCCGTACTCGATGGCGTTGTCGAAGAGAGCGGAGAGGTTCGTTTTGGTGGAGGCCGCCAGGATAGTGATAATATCCGTGGCGACGGTGTTCCTTCCGACCGCTACGGATGCGCCCGAGGTGTCGAAGACGAGAACGGCATTGATGCAATCGATGTGGGCTCCTACAGCCATGTTGGTGAAGTAGAGGTACGGTACTGAGGTTCCTACGCCTTGGATGGCTCCCGTTCCGGTTATCGTACCTGAATGGGCTCCGGGGGTGTTCACGGTCGCGGAGTTGTCGAGTAAGAGCGAGCCGTAGACGATGAGGGTTCCGGAGCAGGTGGAGTTTGATACGAATATCACGTGACCGTTGAGGTTGACCTGGAGGTTGGCGTTCGCGGCGACGGCGAAACCCGCGGAGGAGACGCAGTAATCGGAGAAGGTGATGGTGTCGAGGGCAACGACGGAGACGCCATCCACGGTGACATTGTTCAGAGCGATGGTCTTGCCGGTGCCGGGAGTCGTGATGGTGAACTGAATGTCCACCTTGGAGAAGGTGCAGGAGGACCAGGTCCAGGTCCCGGTGTTGGCGAGCACCGTGGTCGTGGCGGACCCGCCGCTGATGACGGTGCCCGCGCCCATCGTGAAGGTGCTGCCGTTGCTGAATGTCTTACTGGCGGCCAGGTTCAGCGTCACGGCCGCCGAGGTCGTGCAGGTGAATGTATGGGTGGCGCTGATGGTGAAGTTCTGGAGGTTACAGTCTCCCGTGATATTCAAGGCACCCGCATAATGGCCACCGTAGTCAGTCGTGAGATTGTACTGTATGTCGAGCCATTTCAGATTTGCTACGGCATTGGTGCCCGCCCATTGAAATCCAGTATTCCCCGAACTTGTCACGACGCATTTGTATGACACACTTGCGCTCTGAAATGTCACGCCACCAGTAATTTTGAAATCGATATAACCGCTGTTCATTACTATCGTGGCAGCAGCGGAAGTCGTGCCCATCGTGACTGTACAGACTCCTTGTGCTTCCCAATAATTAGGCCCGTTGATTGTTAGGTTGTGTTCTATGGTTATGTTCTCATCATAATAGCAGCTTACCGTCAGAATATCATAGAATACGGCACCACCCGGATGAATGCTCCCGACACCGGATATTACATTTAACTTTCCATTGTCGTGATGATAGTCACCGTTAATATCCATAAGGCAAGCGCCAGCATTCCCAAATTTGAATTCCCCTGCTCCATTTGGAGCGTATACTGCTCCTCCGACCGCCAAAACAAAAGTGTTAGTTTGTATCCAGGTCCATGCCACATTTACACCCAATGTCCCGCCGTTGTTGATGGTGTTGGCGCCGTCGAACTGAAACACGCTCGTCGCCGACGGTATGACTGACCCGCTGATTGAAGACGCTCCCCCGACCAAGATGTCCCCGCCGGCGTCCATCGTCAGAACGCAGGAAGCGTTCGATGTGAAGGTCCCCGCCGTTATCGTTATGCTCCCGCTCCCAACTGATTTGTCGATGATGAGGGATTTCGTGGCCAGCGAAACCGTGTCCCCGCTCGCGAGGTCCGTCCCGCCTCCGTCCATGTTGTCGGCGGTGGGCGCGGCCTTGGTGTTGCCGTCCACCCAGGCGGTCATGCCGGCGACGAATGGGATGAGGTGATGCTGGCCCAGGACCTGGACGAGGACCATGAGGGCCACGATGCCGGCCACGGCGCAGGCCGTCCGCCTCCGCAAGTACCAGGGCGTGTAGATTTTAAGTCCGCCGCCCTCGGTCTGGACCTTCCGTTGGTTCCATCTCATTTTGAAAGGCCTGGTCCGGTCAATGCGCCTGAGTTCGAGCCGGAGTTTGATGGCGTCCAGGACCGGGAGCTCAAGCCGGCGGGTCGGCGCCTTCGAGACCGTGGTGGATACCTGCTGGCAGAGGAATAGGAGGAGCAGGATGGGTATCATTTGCCCTCCTTGAGCGCGGCCTCGGCGCAGGCCATGACAATGCCCGGCTGCCGGGCCAGGAGCATCGTCTTGGCCCAGATGTGCGCCGGCCGGGCCCGGACCCTTCTGCCGGTGTCGTGGCCCCAGGCGATATTCCTGTGGCCCCCGTAGACCCACTTGGCGTAGTAGACGGTGGGGCCGACTATGAAACCATCGGGGAGTTTGAAGATGTCGATGCCTGTGACCAGGTCCCCGGACTGGCGTTCAATATACGGCGAAGACGAGAACTGCACCATGAGCGTTCTCGCCTGGAGCGCCATGGTCTGGTTGTAGAGTTCGAGGAACCGGGGGATGCGCTCGGCCCTGATCGATGTGATCACCCGCATGGCCTCGTCGATGTCCACCTTCATGACGAACAGCGGATTTGTTGCTGAAGGTGGAGCGGTCGTCATCTATCTCCTCGAGGGGCAGTTCTTGTTCGTGATGACCACGGGCTGCCCGTCCCTGGCCCCACACTGTTCCTTGAGTTCGTCGTCCCACTTGACCCCGCCCGGGAAGCGCTGGCGGCCGCCGATGTGCCGGACCTGGCGCTGCATGAACTGGCCGAAGTCCATGCCTATCTTTCTCCCACGGAACATGACCACTCAGTCCACCTCGTTGAAAGTGTCGGGTTCGCTGGCGTCGATTTCGAGTCTCCTGGCGGTGCGGGTGTTGCGGAAGAAGCTTGAGCGGCGGGAACCTGTGGCCCCGTAATGCGAGCCGATGAATGATTGGAGCATCTGCTCGGCCCTTTCTCGTAGGATGTGCTTCTTGGTCCGTTCGCCCTCAACGGGTTGCGTAGTCTGCTCCTTGAAGAACCCCGCGGCCATGTCCGCCTCTATCTGGCAGATGAGGTTCGTGTCTCCCGTGCTGAGGCCGGTGAGCGGAATAGCAGGGGCCGTGACGACAAGAATGTTGTTCATGAAGTTGTAGGCCTTGTCGCGGGCCTCGGTAAGTTCGGTATCGAAATCGCTGTTCGTGGTGGCGATGTTGGCGGCCTGCTTGACCCGGACGAGGTCGGCGTTGTAGGCCATCAGGTCGCACCCCACTGTTTCAGTAGTTCGAGCGCCTTATCGAGGTAGGCACTATCGCCGAGGAGTTTCTCTATCTCCGCATCCAGGGCCGGCTTGATGGTTTTATCCCATTCCTGGTCTATCCAGGCCTTGGCGGTGGGATTGGCGTAGAGGGCGTCGAGGCTATGGATGAGCCCTTTCAAGAATGCCGTTGGGCTCTCCTTTCGATAATATTTGTCCCAGAACCAAGCAGTGAGAATTATGGCCATCCCAGACCAACCAATTACGATGAGCAGGTGATCCACTGGTGCCGGATGCCAGGATGCCTCGTTCGCTTCCTCCGCGGTCTGGTTGTGGGTCGTGTTGTTGGTCGATTCCGCACCTGCGACTATGACGAATCCGCCGGTGGTGGCGTATTTGACGATGCTTCCCCCCGCGGCGGCGATCACGAGGATTATAGCGATGAAAGTGAGGAACTTGAAGAACTTGTCCCAGGGGATTCTACCCTGGACTTCGAGACCCGAGATGTCCCCTTCACCGTTCGAGCTGGAGAGGCATGCGGTGCCCTTGCTCCCTGTCGCCGGCGTTGGGTGGGCCTGAGCTATGGGTGAGGAGCAGTGCGTCTGGAAGAGCTTGGCCTGGTGCTCCTGAGCGATTGCGACCAGGTCCACTTTCCTGGCGACGAGCGCCAGGACCCGCGGCTGGTCTTGCTTCGCCTTCTCGTAGTAGGCCTGGAACTTCGTATCCTCGTCTATGATTGTGTCTGACATTTATCCGGTCTCCTTTCCTTGACGGCCCATTCGGGTCGAAAAAAGATAAAGGTCGCCCGCGTTAGCGGACGACACGCTTTGCGACTTTCCCGGGCGGGATGTGCCTCACCTGGTTCTGGGCGAGCAAGGCTTGGACTTCCGGCGTGATTTCGGCATTGACATCGTAGACATTCGGGAATGGGCATTCCATGTTCGCCCGCACCTGTGCCTCGGCTTCCGGGGGAACATTATTTTCCATTGCATCCCGGTTGAACCGCAGGTTCACCGTGTTTCCCTTGCCGTCCTTGTAGGTCGCCTGGAACTCTTTCGCCTCGTCGATGAGACGCACCCTGAGCGGGTTCTTCTCCGCCTGTATATTTTTCTTTTCCTCCTGCATTGACCTCCTACCTGTCCCTTCGGACTGTGAAAGAGGAGAGGGTGGTTTCCCGCCCCCTCCGGATGGTGGTGTCTTGTCCTCCTCTATGCGCCGGTGATCTTGCCGACCGAGTTCGCCTGGAACACGACCGGGGCCACGCGCTCGTAGACCTGGCCCTGTATCCAGTGGTCGATGTTCATGTCGAAGAACTCGACCGTGATGTCCTCCGCGACCGTGAGGACGGAGTTCGGATCGCCCGGCTGCATGATGATGGGAGTCCCATGGGTCATGCTCGGGTCCCCGATGACCTTCTGGATCGGAAGGCCTGCGAGGATGAGTTCGAGCTGGCTCCGTGCGCTGCCGCCCGCGACGACTTCGCGCTTCCTCATCTCGCCGAGGTTTATCGGGTCCACGGCCATGATGTATGGCCCCATGAATCCGTCCGCCTCGTTGAGGGCGATGAGGTTGTTGGAGTCCTCGTAGGGTATCGCGGTGCCCGGAACTGCGGACCACACGGACGACGCGGCTTGGCTGTTGCCCGCTGCGCCCAGAAGTCCGTTGACGACCGGGTAGGTCGCGCCGTTGTAGATGAGGTCGTTCTCACCCTCGCTGACCTGCCTGGCGGCGCTCTTGGCGCTCCGCTCCTTGGCGTTGGACTTTGCGAAGAGGTCCGTGGTGTATATCTCGAAGGGGCGCCGCAACATCGGGATGGGCACCAGGGTCTGGAGGGTCTCCTTCAGCTCGTCCTTGGTGAGGGCGCTCGTGCGCCGTCCGCCGATGATGGCGTCCTGCATCTGGGTCTCCAGCCAGAACCCGAAGAACTCCGCGTTCTTCTCGACGAGGTTGATGGGCAGGAACTCCCTGCCGCGAAGGTTCGGGAGAACCGTCTCGGTGATGTCCTGCTTGAGGGCGCGGATGTCGTCCTGGGTCATGATGCTGTTGAGACCGCTCCGGATGGCGCGGTCCGAGAACACATGGCGTATGTCTTTCATGGTCTCACCACAACCTGACGACGACCTTGTCGCCCGAAGCGCCTGCCGTTGTCAGGCACCTGCCCACGCCCGCCTGGATGCCGGCAAACGAGGCGGCTTCCGTCAGGACGTAGTACACCGTGGTCGTGCCCACGGACACACGCGTTCCCGCCGTGATGGCGGCGTCTGCCTTGACGCAGACGAGCCCATCCATGATCACGGGGACCCGGTCCCCGCTCGCGAAGGCGGTCGTTTCGGGCGAGCCGACTGCAAGGGCGCTGTAGTTGAGGTCTGCAACGCCTATGCAGAGGGTATCACCGGAAGCGGTCACGATGACGCGCTCCACGCCGGCGCCGTACTTCACCAGGTTGCCCGGTGTGATGGCGCCTGCCGCGACGAACTCCGCGACTATGAGGTTGGCCCCGCACCGGATGGCGGTGGTGGGGACAACTATCGAAGTCTTTTGTGCCATGACGTTCTGGTCTCCGTTGTGCCCCTCTACTGATGGGGGCTGTCCGCCGTGATCGGCTTGAAGCTCAGGGGCTTGTAGAGCTTCTGCGTCGCGGGGATGTCGTCCTCGGCGTTGGCGCCGGGGGCGGGTGCGGTCTTTCCGGCCGGGACCTTCAACTCTTTCGAGCTGTGGGCCATGGGCGGGGCGGGGGCGTCGGCGGGCGCTGCGTCCTCCGAGCCCAGGGTGTCCACCAGCGCCAGTGAGCGGTCGATCTCCGCATCGCTGACGCCGGCGAGCTGGTCCTCGGGGAAGATGGCCTTGAAGGTCTCCTCCCCGTAGGACTCCTTGAGCCTGGCGAGCTTCGCCTGCCGTTCCTCGGCCTTCATCTTCTCTATCTTGGCGATGGCCTCGTCGCCGTCCTTGACCTTCTTGTTGAGGGCCAGGGCGGCGGTCTCCAGGTCCGTCACCTTCTTCTCGGCGGCGGCCTTGGCGTCCACCAGGGCCTTGACCTCAGCGTTGAGGCCGGCGATGGTGGCGAGGTTCATCTCCTTGACAGAGGGGGCGTTGGATTCCGGTGTCTTCTTGTCGTCGTTTCCCAAATCTGTAACCTCCTCTTGAGTTGGATGAGAATGAGAGCAGCCGGCGCAGTTGCAGCCGACCTTGTCTTTCGTATTGCATCCGATGCCGCAAATCGGGGGGGCGCACTGGGGCTCGAAACCGTCCAGGAGCGCGAGGTGGTAGGGGTTCACATCGAGCTCGAGGTGGTCGTAGTTCTCGCCCAGCGCTTCGCCGACCTGGTCCTGGTGAGCGTAGAAGTAGCCGATGGAGAGGCACTTGAGCTGGCCGTTCTTCATCTGCTCGATGAGGCGGGTCTGGTCGTTGCCGGCGCGGTCCTGCTTGAGGACTACGATGTCGGCATTGGCCCTGGCAAGGCCGGCCTTCTCGTCGCCGAAGGCGTTCTCGGTATAGCCGATGACCGGGAAATTCTCATCGGCGAGATTGGCGGCGGTCACGCCGACTGTGGTCGGGTCCGGATGGTTGACGACGACGCGCAAGCCGTTGCAGAACGGGACCATCTTGCGGACCTCGTCGGCACTCCGGAAGCCCTTGCTCTTGCCGTCGGGCGTGGTGAAGATGCCCTCGGCGGCGATGGGCACCTTGGGGAACCGGACCCGGTCGCCCTCGTCGACGGCCTCGACATCGTTCAATTTGGCATTTATGCAGACATTACGAGTCTCGAAATCCAAGGCATTCAGGCTCAAATCGTCGATTGAAGGGAGGGAATCCTTTCCAGAGGCTGGCTCGATCTTTTGATAATCCTCGACACCATATTCCTTGAGCCAGGCCTTGACTTCCGCGATTGTATAGAGCTGCCTGGGGAACCAGTAGGAATGCGCCTCCATGGTGTCTTTGCCCCGGGGGCGGCCGAGATTAATGATGACGCCGCCTTTCCCACCCTTCGATTTCGGGAGAAGCTTCCTCCGGATGCTATCTTTCTCGAATGCGCTCTCGGGTCGGACAATGACGACATGATAATTATCGTATGGCATTATTCGCCACCTCCGCTGGCCTGGGCTTCTGCGACCCACTGATCATAGATGGAGAGCGGGACGATGGTGCACCGGCAGCCGTAGTCGCTGAGGTACGGCATCGCCTCGTCCCGGGTCACGACCATGCCCTCCATGGCGGCGTGCTCGGGCCTGACCCGGTCATCCCGGGCGGTGGTGAAGACGCCCTTGTCCACGCCGAGCTCCTTCATCGTGTCCCAGCGGGCCTGGCTCGCGGCCTCGTGGACGACCTTCTGGACCGTGGCGGGGATGCCGTCGCCGAACTCGGTGAACTTCTTGGCGATGCGGTCGTTTATCTGGGCGTAGGATTCGCCGTTCTTGAGGCCCTCGGCGATCTCCATCATGGCGTCCTTGTGGGTGTCGAGGTAGGTGTTCTTGCCCAGGGTCTCGCTCGACGCCTGGATGAGCTTGATGGTGTTCGTGTCGCGGAGCTTGCTGATGTCGAACTGCTCCCCGATGTTCTGCGCGGTGGATTCCGCGCCGGAATCATAGGCCGACCGAACGAAGGCGTCGAAGGCCTTCTGGAACGAGGTCCAGCCGGACGGCTTCCAGCTCCCCATTTCCTGCAGGACGGCGGCGAAGTCGGGGATGGCTGTGTTGGCGTTCGCGCCCGGGGCGGAGGCCTTGCCGGCCGGCGGTGTGTGGCCAACGGGCCCGGCGTGCTTCTCCCAGGCCTTCTTGAGGTCGGCGAGGATCTGCGCCTCGAGGACCGTGGTCAAGTTGCGCCAGGCGTCGCCGAAGGCGCTTTCCAGGGCCTCGGTCTTCTCGTACCACTCGCCGTAGAGCTGGGCGTGGACGGCGTCGTTGAGGAGCGGCCGGCGGTTCTCTATGGGCTTCTGGGAGATCGCGGCCTTGGGCGGTTCCTGGGCCTGCTGCCGGCCCGGAGGCTGGGGCGGGCCCGTTGGGGCGGGCGGGGCCCCGGGCGGGGCGCCTGGCGCAAACGGCGGGGCTCCTGGAACTGGAGGCGCTGCGGCCGGCGCCGCCGGCGGCTTGACCTCGACGGGGGCTTTGACATCCGGTGCGGCCTCGAGGAGGTCTGCGCCCGCCTTGAACTTGATGACGATGTCGCCCTTGACCCAGTAGAGATGCTCCTCGATGTTGAAGAGCCGCCACCCGGCGGTCTGCATCAACGAGATCGTGGAGGCGATCGAGGCGAGAGCCTGTGCCTTGGAGGCCTCGATGAGACCCTTTTCCTTGTCGTCCATTTCGTAGAGCGCGGCCCATTCGAACTTGTCCTTCCCGGGCGGGATGATTTTCATGTCCTCGAGGCGCTTGTTGAACTCCCGGAGCATGGGTTCGACGACATTCTTCTGCTCGTCGGCGACCGACACATACCACTCGCCGATGTTCACCTGGCTTCCGGTGAGGGCGCCCGCTTCTGCGCCCAGGAGAGCGACCTTGCTGCCGAGGCTGCCGGCCGCAAGGGTCTGGAGCATGTAATCCGTGTAGGGCTTGGGGTTGAGGACATTGGTGGGGCCCTCGAACTTGAGATCATATCCGGTTGGCATGATGAAATGTGATTTAATGTCGATGTTGTCGAGTTCTCCATCTGCGGCGTCCATTTCATCGTCGTCGGCATCGTCGGGGAGCGTGAGAACGGGGAAGGGCTTGGCCGTGGAAATCATGACCTCGCCGATTGCGTAGTCCATGTTTTTCTTGACGGTGAACTTGTCATAGAGCGTCTCGAATATCGAGATGCCTTTTGGATCGTCGTCGATGAAGTCGTTGCGCCAGTGGAGGAACCTTGAGGCCGGGAAAATCTTTTCTGTCGGCTGGCCCATGCTGGTCTGGTCCTTGCTGCCGACGGGTTGCTTGATGGTGTAGGCAGTGATCTCGCCGTAACTATCGGAGAGCGGGTCGAGGTCCTCGTGGATGAGGGAGACGGCCGTGGACGGTATCGCGTGGAGGTAGTCGATGCCTGAGACGGTGGTGGGCTCCTTGGTGGCGTCGGGGTTCGGCTCGATCCAGCCGAGGGCAATGAGCCCGAACCCGTCTGCTTTCGATAGCATATAGGCGCGCTTGAAAATGCCCTTGACATTTAGATCGGCGTAGATTTCCTCAACCTTTTTCTGGCGTTCGATGTTGTCGGATGTGTAACTGAGCCATCGGTTGAACACGGCGCCGGTCCACCTCATCAATGTGCGGTAGGCGAGCTCGTCGCGGCGGATGAGATAACGGATGTCTTCCTGCGTGATGTTCTGCTCGAAAGGGCTGCCCCATTTCTGGGGCCTTTCCCGGGAAGCGCTCTCTTCCTGGTTGGGGAAGAAACGACGACTTCGGCCGCTATTGAATTTCAAGGTGGTCCGGCGTATTCGAGAAGAAGGCGTGGGTGGGCGGCCGGACCGATTCGCCCTGGCGGAATTGCCTGGGGCCTTGATTATCGGTGACCCTGCCCCGGACGATTCCGCTGCCACGGACGATTTATATTGGGTTTTGAATATAATAAGAAAGTTGGCGCACGTCAGAACACGTCAGAAAATGAGTTGGATAACTATATAGAGCGGCCCTTTTTGCCTGAATCATAGGCCCTTTGAAGGATTCGCATGACCACATCCGTTGGGCTGAGGACCTTCTTCTTCTCCTCGCGTTGCTCCTTCTCCCATGCGGTCTCGCAGAGTGGCCGCACCTTATCGATGAGTTCGTCGGGGAGATACATGTGCGCCATCACATGCACCTCCGGAGCGTCCTGGTCGATGAGAACGAGCGGTGGGCGATCTCGAGGCTGTCGGCGCGGTCGAGGCGCTTGCTCTTGGGGAAATTGAGGAGTTGCTGGATGAGTTCTTGCTGGCTTTTATGGAACTTTATCTGGCCCATCTGGACCGGCACGCAGAGGGTGTCGATGCGCGCTATCTTGTCCTTGCCATGGGTGGGTGTGAGCCCGAAGGCCGGCAGGTCCAGGAGGCGGAGGTCGGTGACGATGGTGGCCTGCTCGCCGACGTCTTCGACGAATATCTTGCGAGGGTGCCAGCGGCCGAACGAGGCCTGGACCTGGCGCCGGCGCTCGACCGGGTCCCAGATGCCGGCGATGCTCTCGAGGATATATTCATGGTTGACGACCTTGTCGAGGCCGAGGACCGTGATGGCGCTCTCGGAGCCGATCTCGGTCTTGCCGGTGGCCGGGTCGAGAGCGAGGTGGATGAGAAGGCGGTTGAAGATGTCGACCGGAAGTGGTGTGTCATAGGTTTGGAACCAGTCGGGCTTGAACCTGGTATCCTTCAGGACCCAGGGGTTGAGTTGGAACCGGAGTTGGTAGGAAATATCGCCATCATGGTCGAGGATGAACTGCGCGAGATCGATGCCGCCGTAGTTCTCGGGCCAGAGGAGTTCGTATTCCTCGCCGTGCCAGACGGCCCGGGGATATTCGCGGAAGCCCTCGGGCTTGGCCTGGCGGGCGAATGGGAATAGGTGGGCGGGCCAGCGGGCCAGGAGTTCCATGTGGAAGTCGTGCGGGTGCCAGAGGCTCCCGACGCCGGCGACCGGGGCCCCGCGGTTGAGGCGCTCGACAAAGGTGAGTCCGAACCATTGCTTGGGCACTTCCCGGGCGATCTCCGAGGTGGACGATTCCTGGTCGATAATATCGTCCAGGTAACCGTAGTTGGCCCTGATGCCCTCGATGTCGGTCCCGGGTGTGGCACCGACCCAGCTCGGGTTCCTGGAGATGGGGTCCCAGCCGGGCACGCAGAACATCTTGGAGCTGTCCTTGAAACCCTTGTAATCCTTCATCGCATCGTGGACCTGGTCCTGGCCAAATATCTTCTCGATGTTGTGGCGGACAAAGTCGCCGGTGAGTTGGACGAGCGCGTTGGATTTGGAGGCGAAGAGGACATGGGGATCGTCGCCGAGGAGATCCTGGGTCATGCAGAGGCCCAGGACCGTGGACTTCATGCAGCCGGGCGCCGTGAGGACGATGACACGGCCGTCCGGACCCTGGTTGGTACGAATTAATTGATAGATGCGCCGGGCGTGGGGCGGGAGTTGGCGGGCGCCGATGACCTTACAGAGATAATCGACATCCTCGCGCGCCCTGAGAATGCGGGCATCGGCCTCGAGGACCTCGGCGATGGTCATTTAGGCCCCTCTTTCCGGCAATCGTCGTTCTTTTCTGGGGCCTTTTCGGAGATCTCCGGCTGTTCTTTCGCACGTTGCCGTGATTCTCCGGTCATGCGCTTGAGTATCCAGTCCCTGACCTCCGGCGGGGCCCCTTCTATGAGCTTAGAGAAGTAGGCCCGTATCTCGGCCGCCCGTTGCTGGGGCGTCTCCTGGGCTCCGGCCGGCATGTTGGCGAAGACGACCTCGGCCTTCAGGATGGCCTCGATGGTCTTGCGCTGCTCGCCGAGAATGGCGAGGATGGCGGGCATGGCCTGGGGCCCGTCGTCCTTCAGGGCCGTCTCCATCTCTTTCTGGCATTTGAGCATCCGCTGGAGCTCGGCCCTGACGCCGGCCGGGGTGGATGGGACATCGGTTGGACTCTCCGGACATTCGGGCCCGGCCTCTTCTACGTTATGAGAAGGGGCCCGGACAATGGAATGTCCGGAATGTCCGAAGCCCTTTTTTTGCCTGTAGATGTATTTCTCGATGGCCTGCTCGGTGGACCCCACGGCCTTGGCGATCTGGGCCGCGGTGAAACGGCCGGCGGCGATCATCCTGTCGCGCTTCTCCGCCATTGGTCCTTTGAGGGGGACGGTCAATCTTCACCACCAATACCAACAGAAAAAGACCATCGTGCCCATGCCCATGGCGAAAAAAGCGCCGGACTCCCAGAACCGTCCTTGGAAGATGAGAGCGAAGGTCCCGGCTATTGGGATGGCGGTTATGATAAAGGCCATCAAGACCTGGAAGCTATCCAATTCCTTGTCGGTCCATTCTCTCATTCTTCATCTCCTCCAAAATCCAAATCGCTTGGCCTTCTTCTTTGGCGGGGCCTTCTCGTCCTTGTCAAGATTGGAGAGATAGATTCCTCCCCGTTCCAGGAATGGGCCGAAGACGGGACCCATTTCTTTGGGGTTGACGGCTACGACCTTTGTTACTCCACCGTAGATGGGTTCTGGCTTCGCGGGGTCGATGATGGCCATGCTCTGGGACATGAGGCGGGCTACGGTCTCGAAAGAGCAATAGGCGAACCGCGGGGGCTGCCCGTTGTGGTTGATCACCCATAAGGACCACTGTTCTTCGAGTTCTTCGTTGGTGGTGAGAGGCATGATCATCGCCTCAGATATTGCAGGAGAGTATGGAGGCGGTCCTTTGGAGGTTGGCAGGCGCAGACGGGCTCATATCGTCCCTGGGCGAGGGCATCCCGGTCCGGAGGGACGCAGGACTGGAACCACTGGAGAGAGACCGGGTTCTGGACCCATTCCCTTCCGTGCTTGCAGGTCGCGGCGCGCAGGCCGTGAACCTTGGCCCTGATGACTTTGCCGCGGGACATGTTCACTCCTCGTCTCCCTTCCCCGGCCGGTTCTGGGTCCAGTGCTCGAGGAGCGCACCTTGAGGGATGAATATCTTCACGAGGAGGGGGGTGTTGTCGGCGAGTTGCTCAACGCCCAGGGCCTCGGCGAGGTGCTCCATGCCGGCCTCCTTGAGATTGCTGAGGTTGAGGTTCATGGTCCCGTAGCGCTTGCCCTCGTCATTGTTGGGGAGGTTGGCGAAGAGCGAGATGACATGGGTGCCCCCGCCCCTGCTGTGGTGGGCGATGTCCTTGATGTCGGCGCTGAGGAGCAGGCCCTCGCCCTTGGGGCCGGCCGCCGGGGTGGCGACCTGCTTGCCCTCGAGGTCGGTTTGAGAGGCGGCCATGGTCAGCCTCCTTTCTTTGCTTTTATGGGAGCGCATTCGTCCTTGACGCTGGGCAGGTCCTTCGTCTCTACTGTTATCCCGCACCTGGTGCACATCCAGTCGACGGGGTCGCCGATTTTGGGGCCCACCTTGCCGCGGAGGAAACGATGGCCGAGAACATTGTGGGTGAGGCCGACCTTGTCCTTTTTGACGAACTGCTTGATTGCCTTTTCCTTGTTCTCGCCGTTCGTCTTCGCGGCCTTCACTATGTTACGGACCTCGGATTCCTCGTAGAGCTGGGTGTGGCCGGTGGGGTCGGCGATGATTGCCGTGTAGTCCCGGTGGACGGCCCGGATCGTTCGAGTGCCGTTGGGGGTGATGAGCTCCTTGCCCTTGCTCAGGGCAACATGGTCCACGACCAGGCGCTCCAGCTCGTGGCGGACGATCTCGGCCGGCTGGGTCTTGGCGTCGATGGCCTTCTCCAGATCCCAGAGGCGTGTCCGGTGCTCGAGCACGGCCTCGTTGTTCCCGCCCCAGCCGCCGACCTGGATGGTTGCGTCGGTCGCGTGTTTGGCTTTCTTTCCCTCCGGAGGCCCGAGCAGGACATTGGGGAACTTGGGGAGTTTCTTGCGGTCGATCTTGATGGTGATAGAGAGCTCCTCGTCGTCGTCATCACTGCCGAACTCCTCGCCGACCTGGATCATCGAGACGGCCTCGGCCTTGGTCACGAGCTTGGCGAGGTGGTCGAAATAATCCTGGATGGCGATGTTGCTGAGGTGGTCCTTGCTCTCGACCTTGACGACGCTCTCGCCGCCGGGGACGGTCTTCTCCCTGCCGGAGACATTCCCGTCGAGCGTCGTCTCCCGGTCCTTGATGGGGCCCGTTATGAGGTTCCAGGCCCCATGGTAATGAGAGCATGAGACCTTGTTCTTCTTCAGGTCCATGTCCCAACCATCCGGGCTGGCCGGGCCCCCGCATTTGGGGCAGACCGGGAACTTGCATTTCTCACCGAGCTCCTGGATGTGTTTGGCTATGACCTCGATCTTGGAGCGCTGCTTGACGAGGCCGTTGGCGCTCTGTTCGACGGCCTTCGCCGTCGGAACCCGGCCGCAGCGGGCGCTGTCGTTGACCTCCTTGAGGAGCTGGAGCTGGTCGCCATGGTGTTTCAGTTTCAGGAACGCCTCCTCGGCCATGGTGGCGCTGATCGTGTTGTCCTGGACGGCCGCCTGGACGCGCGGCTCGAGCTCGAGCAGCTGCACGCGCCGCAGGACCCAGCTGGGAGATCTCCCCACCTGCTTGGCGATGGCCTCGGGCTTCATGTGCATCGTGTCCATGGCCCGCTTGAAGGCGCTGGCGTCTTCCATGGGCGTCGGGTCCCGGCGCTCGATGTTTTCGGTCAACGCCAGGACGAAGGCCTGCTCGTCGGTGGCGTCGATGACATGCGCCGGTATCGTCGGGGCCTTCAGCTTGCAGAACGCCAGGTATCGGCGGTGGCCGCAGATGAGCTCCCAGCCGGTGCCCTTCGGCCGCACCAGGACCGGGTTGATCAGCCCCTGGGTCTTGATGGATTCCGCCAGGCCGTCGACGTCGGCTTCCTTGAGGTCCCGCATCGCGAACACCGGCAAAAGCTCGATGCTCTTGATGGCAACTTGCACTAACTCGTATCCCCTGTTCTTTTCCTTTCCCATATCAAACACCTTTCCCTTTCCTATACTGGATCACAAATTCCTCCATTCTGGATCATGAGCTTGCAGTTGTAGCAGGTCTCGGGCGTGAGCCTGACGGTGTCGCCGGTCTTCCCCTCGTGCGGTTCCCCGGTCTTGAACGGCTCGGGGAGATTTTCATAATTCAAAACTACGGGGCAGAGCCGGTGGAGCGGGTGCTGGTATTTCTCGCACCAGACCGTCGGGCCGAGGGACATCCACCACAATTTTTCAAAATCTTCCAATGACATATTTTTCACCTCACGATGCCTCTTCCCTGAGACTGTCAATTGCGACCCAGACGGTTTCGGGCCTTCCTTCAGGCCCGGCGATCTTGCCGAACTCGGCGACGGCGCCCTGGTCGCGGAGGGCGCCCCTTCTCGGCGTGATACAATTAATGCCCCAATGGAGCCGGGCGGCGAGCTGACGGTCGGTGGCGGGCCCGCCATCCATCAGGGCCTTGAAGACCGCCCTCTCCCTCGCATTGAGCTCCTCTGGCGTGAAGGAGTGATAGGCGGCAATACTCGTCCCCTGGACGCCCTTCTTCTTCAGCGCCTTGTAGGTGGCAAAGAGAAGCGCCCTGATGTGCTGGCACCGGCCCCTGAAATGAAACCCGGGGCAGGTGCAAGCTATCTTTCGATTGTCAAGGTCGACATGGAGCTCGTAGGTCTTCTCGGGGATGCTCCTCGAGGGCCAGACAACGACCTGCGAGTAGAGGTCCCTCCGGATGATCCACTCCTTCGGAATGTTGGCGCTCCTCGGGAGGTAGAAGACGGGGCGCTTGTCCGGTGGAATAGGGGGGACCTCGACCATTTGACCTCAAAGATTTCTCAGGCTCTCCTTGATGTAGATCTTGCTCTCGATGCCGAGGCGCTTGATCGTCTCGAGGATGTCGGCCCGGGCTTGGGGCCAGTCGATGGTCTTCTCGTGCGGATGATAATTTAATTTTCCGATCTTGAACTCGTCGACGACATCGGCGAGTTGCTCGAGGAACCGGATGGTGTCGCCCGGGTGGATGATTGGCTCGAGCGAGACCCAAGTCAGGATGTCGTCCTTGTGCGCATCCTTGATCGCCCGGACCCGGTCCACGACGGTCCCGCAGCGGGGCTCCCAGTGGATCCGTTCGCCCTCGTCCTGGACGGTGAGGGTGACCCCGAACTTGCAGAACCGGGCCCGGCGCATCAGATCGAAGTCCCGCGGGGCCCGGTCGCCCTGCTTCGTGAGGATGGCGAACGGGGCGTCGTGCTCCACCATGAGCTTGAGGACCTCGCGGGTGAGCTCGAGCCCGATGTCCAGGTCCTGGTAGGGGTCGGCAATGAAGCACATCAGGATGGGGTCATCGGTCCCGGAGAACGCCGGCAGTTCCTTGGCGAGGCCTTCCAGGACGCCCTTCCTCGGATACGGATGACCGTGAAATTGTTCTGGGCTCTTGTGACAAAAGGCGGGTCCAAAACAATACAGGCACCCTCCGGGGCAGCCGACATAATGGTTCAAGGCCAGCTTCGCATATTCACCGGCCTTGCCCGCGGGCCTGTAAATAAAGCTCATGGCCTCATCCCCATCTTCATCATGAAAGTTCCCATGACGGTCGTCGGTTCCTTCTCCTTGACCGGGACCGGGCCTTTCTGCCTCCGCAACTTGAGATTACGCTTGAGCCTCTTGCACCTGGTCTCTGTCTGAGAGCAGAAGTTGGAGGGGGCCATCTTGAGCTTCTTGAGGTTGCAGGTGAGGGACTTATTCTGATAGCAGCGGAGGACGGGCTTCTCCTGGTCGGATGTCGGCGCCGGCGTCGAGCCGGTCTTGTATCCGCAGCGGGGGCAGCCCTTGTGCTGGCCGCCGGTCGATAACTTGTTGCCGCAGATCCTGCACGCGCGGGGGCGCTTGCCGCGGGTCAAGCAATCGCATCCCCGAGATGGAAGCCCAGGATGTATCCGATGCCGAGGTCCTGCCTGCCCTGGTCGCTCGGTTCCCGGCCGAGGGCGTCCCGGGCGTTCTTATAGGAGTTGGTCCGGACGACCTTCCTGCGGTGGACCTCCTTGGCGCAGACGAAGGTGGCCGTGACGAGCTCGCCATTTTCCAGCGCCTCCATTGCGTGGCCCGCTCTCACGACCCAGAACGGGGAGGCCTTGCGGAACTCGGCCGTCTTGGTGCCGGCGACTATCTGGTCGTAATATATTTTCCTGATTCTAAAACTTAGTCTATATACCATCCTTGTCCCTCCAATCTTTGAACTCGTCGACATTCTTGACTTCCGGTTCAGGATCCGGCATTGGTGCTCCGCAGGAAACGCACCGCATGATATTGCCCGCCCAGGCTCCCCTGCATTTCGGGCAGACCTTGATCGCGCCGGCGTCCATTCAGTCACTCTCCCCATCTACTGGTTGGCCGTCTTCGATGATATGGACGCGAGATTGTTTCGGAGAGGGGGGCTTGTGAGGATGGTCCCGATTGCAGACGGGGCAGGAAAGAAGCCACTGTCTGAGCGTGCCGCATGACGGGCAGGTGGGGGGTTCTGGGTCAATTATGTAGACAGGGGGGGGCCGCTTGATGGGGCGTTCCGGAGGAGTAGGCGCAGCAGGAGTCGAACCTGCAACCTTCCGTGTATCAGACGGATGCACTACCGTTGTGCTATGCGCCTTCTTGGCCTTGAGTTTCTTCTTGAGGATTCTAAGGCGCCGAGTTATCTTTCCCTGGGCGAGGATTTTCTTGGCGTGCTTCTTGTAATATTTTCTCATGTACTCGCGCATGTACTTGTTCTTGGCGGCTTTCTGGCGGGCGTTCATCGTTCCTTCTCCATGCAGCTCGTGCAAAGCGTCTGTTCCTCGTTGGCCCATGCGCAGACATCCTCGCAGGGTTCTTCGTGGGTGCAACCGCAGATCCGGCAGCGCCCTTCCTGCAGGCTGGCGTTGGCCCATATCCAGGACCAGGTCCCGGCCTGCGTCCAGGTCTTCTCTTTCCTGTTCTTGGCGAGGCGCGGATGGCCGCCATGGTAGACGACGAGCAGGACCCGGAAGTTCTGCTCGAGGAGCGGGCGCTCGTCGAGGCGCTTGATGATTGCCTTCTCATGATCGGCCCGGCGATCGTCGACCGTGACCTCCACCAGCGTCGGACCCTGGCGGGTGGCGTAGAGGCGGTCGAAGCCGGCGACATTGCACATCCCACCCCAGGAGAAGCGATGCTCCTTGGCCAGGAGCTCCCAGCCGAGGGCCTGGACCTTCTTGTCGAACTCGACCGCCTTGCTGTTGCCCTTGCGGGCGGAGTTCTTCACTTCCGTCCCTCCTCACAATCGAGCGCGTCCCGGCACTCGGCCGGCTTGCAGATGCCCCGGTCCTGGCATGGCCGGCCGGTCTTGCGATTGGTCGAGGATTTAGGTCCATGCCCATCCACTTTCTTGGGCCGGCATTTCGGACAATAGGCATAGAGCCGTTTCTTGAATGTTATCTTGCGGAGGAATGTCCCACACTTCCCGCAGAAATTAGATTCGAGGCTCGTCATTATTCATCCCTCGGGTGGCAAACCGGGCAGTAGATTATCCGGCCGGTTCCGTCGCAGATGTCGCAGGTGATGTTGTCCTCGGGGTGGAGGCAACAACAGGTATCATCGCCGCATTCGTGGCCGTCGACGCCTTCGCCCCCGCATTTCCAGCAGTGTTCGGATTCGAGGAGGGCGCCGCACTTCGGGCAAAACCCTTCATCGTCATCATCTTCGGTCATGCGCCCTCCTGGAGGACCTGGACGTCGGCCCATCCTTCGTGCTGCAGCATCTCGACGAGGTTGTTGAGGAGCCGGTCCTGGCCGGGCCGGACCTCGGACTGGCGCGTGTACTCGCGGCCGTCGATGGTGCGGCGCTCCTTGGCGTCGGCGAACTGCCGGGCGGCCCGGGGGTTCGGGGGACCCGTGGCCCAGATGGCGATCATGAGGCGAGCCTCCCGTAGGGCCAGTTGGTGCATTGCGCACAGGATTTGACCCCGACCTTCTTCTGGCAAGCCTCGATGTCGGACTCCAGTTGGCTTTGACGAGCGCCATCATGCGGCGACAACAGCGGGCAGGTATCCTCGACCAAATCATCATCCTCCTCGTCCTTGTATTCGAAAAAAGAAAAAGAGCCCGGCGCGGCCGGGCCCTTAAACTCCGTGGGAAAAAGCCTGGTACCTGGTGATGCACCCGTCTTTGAGGGTGGAATGGGCCGAGGCGGATTCGAACCGCCGACCTCCGCGTTGTAAGCGCGACGTCATGACCGGTCTAGACCATCGGCCCGCGTAAAAGGAAAAGGCGGCCCGGGTAAAGGTCTTTGCGTTAACCCCGCGTGCACCCTGGCGGATCCGCCTGCTCGCCCCGGATATAAACCCCCCGGCAAACCCTATATATAGTAATTGCTGATAGGGCGCACATGCACCCTTCCAACGACCTGAGAGGCGCCAAGAGCAAGAGGCTGGAGGGAAAGCGAATCATCCTCGGCGTCACGGGCAGCATCGCCGCCGTGGAGGACGTCCGCCTAACCCGCGAGCTCATCCGCCACGGGGCCGAGGTCTATCCGGTCATGAGCCCCGCCGCCGCGAAGATAATCCATCCCGATTCGCTGTGGTTCGCCTCGGGCAACCGGGCCGTCGTGGAGCTCACCGGCGCCGTGGAACATGTTCACCTCTGCGGCAAGGTCCACGACCGCGCGGATCTTCTGCTCATCGCACC